ATTCCTGCGACCTTAGCGGAGTCTGTGTAGCTCACTTTAGCGGTGTTGGCGGTTACATCGGTGTTGTTAGATACTTCTGTGTCAAAGTCGCTTACTGTCGAGGCGGTTTGAGTTCCTGTGTGGTTGGAGCGTAGAGTTGCATCAGTATTCGGTACATTAGATAGTCCGACCTGAGTGCTGGTAACGGAGTGAGGATTAGCACTACTGCCAATATGGTTGTCCTGGTCTACACCATCCTGAGCAACATCTCTGGTATCAGTTAGACCATCTTTAAGTAGTACGCCATCTATCGTTACACCACTGCCGGTGAAGTATTCGTCTATATCATCAAAGATTCCAGTTGGAGCACCGACAATTGTGGCAGATTCTATAAGTGAGTTAGCGTACACGTAACCGGTGTCGTCCATATATACCGGTACAAACTTAATCTTATTACCAGTAGTTCCGTCTGCTACTGCTGTTTCCTCATCTACTGGAGAAGCTTCATACAGCATAATATCGTCAGCATATAGTGAAGCACTAATCCTCCAACCAGCAGCTATTGTCTGAGCTGTGGTACTACCTTGTGCTCGAACTATCGTCAGCGTATCAGTAGATATAGCGGTAACTTCCACCTTTTCAGCACTATCAAGTGTTGGTACTTGGTCTGCCGGATGTACAGTTGCGAAGAACGGTACAGCAGGGAAGCGTGAGCCATGACCAGCTGCAACATCTAAACTAGTTCCGCTAGTAGCTGGTGAGGGGGCAGTTGCTACTGTTGAGGTGGCAAAGTCTTTGAAAGCCATCTGTTAATCCTAAAGGTCGAATAGACCAGAAGCATTGATGGTTATATCTATGTCTCCACCGTTTGGTGTAATTGGGAAGTTAGTAATTCCAGTATCGTAGTAAGCCACTAGTCGAGAAGTAGTAGCAGTGCCGGTATCGTTAAATACGATAATTGCTTCACATTCATCACCGGTAACACTACTGAAGCTTACATCAGCAGCATCAAAGTTTTCAGAACTTACGACCTTACTTGATAGTGCAGCCGTAGTCGCTACTCGTGCAGCAGCAGCTACATCATCCAAGAACTCGTGAGTACCTGCGTAAGTGTAGTCAGCTGTATCAATTAGTACTAGTTTTACATCACTAGAGTCTAGTGCGGCACTGGCTTCACCATTCATCAGTGCTTCTTTCCATTTTGGGTATATCACATTCGCCATTTTTGTTTCCTTTTTTCTGTTTAATCGCCTTTCATGAACATTATACGTGTGTGGTATAACAGTTCGTCTAAGTCTAAGTATACCTGTTTATCGTCAATTCGTAATGTGAACACCTGGTCTTTCACTGCCTGTTTGTTCAATTCCCAGTTTAATTCCACCTCATGATTGCCGGATAAATCTGTTAAGTAACCAGTGCCATCGTGGATTAAATCAGTTACTTTCTTGTGAGTTCGGAGATGATTCTGTGGCTTTGTAGTTGAGCCTGAACCTAGTCCTCCACTAATTCTATCTGACATAGAACATCCCTCTCCCTAAGTATCTTAATCTCCTCATCCTCAGTGTCGATTGCAGCGTAGGGGTTTACGTAGTAGTGATTGCCAGCTTTGACAGATGTAGCATCTGGTCCGACTGACATTACTTCAGCTACTCGTTCCGGTGTCGCCCAGTCTGACTCTTGATATAGTAGTCCAACTGCTGACTCTTTTTCTTTACCTGCTTTGTCTATCCTCACGATAACTAAATCTCGTAATGGCTGGCTGTATTCAACTTGTTTCATTGTTCCTCTTTTCTGTCTCTAGTATAGCAAAAGGGCAGCCATTTTCAGACTGCCCTGATGCCTATGAGGACACGATGGAGTACATCGCAACTCAACTATACCGTACTAAACGCTTAATTAACCAGCAATTGCTTGGACTGCCGAAGCGTCCGGAGCTAGTGTGGTTGCTGAAGCTGCTTGTGCGGTCATAGCTTTTTCTGCAGCAATGACTGCTTGCTCTAAAGCACTATCGTTAGGATAGCTAGCTTGTGCAACATTTAACGGTGCTGCTCGGAGTTCTAGTTCTGCTCTACTTGGCATGACTATTTCCCTTTCTTACTATCTTTCCCTGAGCTTTTAACCTCAGCGACAGTTTTATCAGCATCTTTACCTTTTTCAGCTTCATCAGCTGGTCCAGGGTTAGTACCTGGTTTCGGTACGCTGCTATCAGCTTTATTGACTTGGTTAGCTTGGTTGTTACCCTCACGTTCTTGAACAGTGAATGGGTCGTCTAAAACCAATGCACCAGCGTTATCTTCTAAACGTTGGAGTGCATCTTTTTCATCGCCATTGGCGACAGCGACTAGTGAGCCACTTTCTTTGCTTCGCATTTCAACTTGCTTCCGACCATCGACTGATTCAACAGTCTCAAAATCGAATGCTACATCTCGTCCAATACTCTCAGACCAGGCTTTGCCTACAGATTTTTCAGTTGCCATAGTTTTCTTTCTATTTAGTGGGGGCTATTTTTAGCTGCCCCCTGAAGCTACTCAATGTTTGGCGTTATCGCCTTACGATTATGAGTTTCGTTCTAGGTCGATGAATGCAGCTGAACGCTCAACGGCAACACCATAGATTGCGTGGAGTACGGATTTTACACCGATGTAGTCTACGCTATCTTCCATCTTGTAAGTTGGCTTCAGTTGTACAGCCAAGCTTAGTGCAGATTTGTGGAAGAACAGGCTGTGAGTGTTAGTAGCATCGTCCACTACGTTGTTACTCATGTGCAGGTCCATGTTGTACACGTTTGCAAGCAAGTTATCTTTACGTACAGCAGTACCAGTTTTACCTGTCTGGTCGTAAGCGTTGTACTTGTTTACAGCTCGTAGGTCGCCAGATACCTTAGCACCAGCGATTCCGGAACGTCCGGACTGTGGCACGTTTGCAAGGTCAAGGGCTAGTACGACAGACAGCATATCTGCGTCATCTACTGTTGCACCACCAGATACGTTAGTACCGGCAGAAGCGTGTAGTGAAGCTAGGTCTGTGTCCATAGCTCGTGTAACTGCTTCTTTCTGAGCAGAACGGTATGCTTCTTGAATAGCATAGTGAGTCTGTACTTTAACGATATCTTCAATGATAAACGCTAGGTACTTGTGCTTGTTGATTGTTAGTTCAATCTCTGTCTCAGTGTTAGCGTCATAAGTAACAGCTGTTCCAGCACTCTTATCACGAGCATCGTACTCGCTCAAAAATGGGATGTTAATCTTATTGCCACCACTACTTACAAGCTCATCACGTCGAAGAACTAAATCTGCGAAGTAAAGGTCGTTGTAAAAGGGCTTCTCAATTTTCTTTGTCCACTTTTCTGCAATATATTTTACTGCAGTTGTGGTTGTAATATTTGCCATATCACTCCTTTTTTATTTTTTCTTGTTTTTGCTTTTTGATTAAAAGCTATCTAAATAATACTGTGTTATCAGTTTGCTTGCAAACAGACTAGTTCAGCATATTTAGTATCTGTCGGTCTATTTCGTCCTCATTTTTCTCAAACTCTTCATCACTCATATTACTAATGTCGCCTATATTGAGTGCTCCAAGTGATTTACGCTTGCCGCTTCCAGGTCGAACACTTTGGTTCTTCTTCTGCTTCGTAATATTCTCTCGAACTTCATCAGCACGCTCATCAGCTGCATCGCCAGCCCATCGCTCCATATTATTTACATATCTACGTGCAAACTTCTCGTAACTGATGTCAGTTCGCTCAACTACTGGCTGTGTCATTGCTTTACCGGTCTGAGGGTCTGCCAGTATTTGCCCCTGGTCATTTCTAACTGGTATCTGCTGGAAGCCTATAAAGTCCAAGTACATTTCGTTAATTTCGGCAGCTTTATCTGGGTCGAAGTTATCGTTTTTGCTGCCATCTGGCTTCTGTTCAGCTAGGAATGAAAGCTTGTCGTCATAACCAACTATCTTTGACTCGTTATTCAGGTCTGAGAAGAAACTCTCCTGGTCTGACCAGTACTGTGCTTCTTGCTGACCACGTGAGTAACCGGCAGCTGCAAGCATATCTCGGTCTTTAGCTAGTTCTTCTGGAGTGAACTCTCGTGGATTACCATCTTCATCAGTAGCAGTGTAGTCGAGTGGTTTATAGTCCGGTACATCCTGTGTGCCACGTTTGTTCGTTTTATCCTTTCGGACTGACTGTACAAAGCTCTCTTTTCGTTCCTCTTGTCTACGTTCTTTTCTAGTCGGCTCGTCTGACTCGTCTGGCTCGTCTAGTTCTTCATCCCCAGCATCTATTGCTTCAGTTGGTTTATCAGTGTGGTCTACTTCTTTTTCTGGCTCATCTTCCGGCTCATCTTTTGGTTCATCTTTTGGTTCATCTTTTGGTTCATCGTTTGGTTCATCGTTTGGAGCATTGTCGGTAGTACCCTCTGTTTCTGAAGTACCGAGCAAGTCCTTTCTCATCTGCTTATCTTCTTCGTCCTCGTCTGGGTCCTCTGCTAACGCTGCTAGCACTATTGGGTCTATATTTTCATCTTTTGGCTCTGGCATCTTTACTCCTTTATCCGTTTCTGAGCAGGACATACGCTCTCTTAGTTAATGTGTACACTATACTATATCTCTTCTAGTACCGGCATTCCGTCCTTATCTGTACCGGTGAGTCGTCTATCTACTCCGACATTGTTACCATGCTCGTAACCTCCGGCAGTACAAAATATATACGGACCTTTTTGCAGCCACTTGTGTTGGTGCTTACCGGCTTCTTGAATCCGTTCTTCTATATCTTCTTCTGTTATTCCATGCGACTGACGTTCTGGTGGTTTAACACCCTGGCGTTTATACCATCTATCTAGCTTTATTTCGTACTCAATCATCTTCACGCTCTACTCGTGCTTTATGACCTTGTACCTCCTGCTCAATCTTGTAGTGGATATTATCTATCTCTTCGACAATGATTGAAGCCATACCAGCCCATAGTCCGGCTTTCTCTGGATTCTCGACTGCTAGTTCAGCTAGCTTATCGCCACCAGGTAAGTAGTGTCTCCAGTACTCCTGTCGTGCAGTCAATAACTGCTCTATCTGAGGGTACGCTCGGTGTTCGCCAAGTTTCGCCCAGTCGCTTTTAGGACCTTTCTTGTACTTACCACTACTCTTCTCTTTCGGTAGAAACGATGCAAAAGTATCGCCTATTATGCTGTTCTTATTTGCCATGTTGTCCTTTCATTTATGCTGGAACGCCACTCTGAGCTAGTATCTTGAGTGCTTGGAGTGCTATTTCTGGGTCTGTGTACATTCTACCACCTATCTCAACAGGGCTAGCTTCGTTAGCTCCCATGATTATCTGTATTTCTTCTGGTGTTGGTTCAAATCCTCCTGCTGGAGCTTGTGCTGGAGCTTGTGGTGGAGCTTGAGGTGGCATTTGCTGCTGCATCTCTGGTGGCATCTGTGGTGGCATCTGTGGCGGCATTTGTGGCATCTGTGGTGGCATCTGTGGCGGCATTTGTGGCATCTGAGCCTGTGTAGCCGGTCCTGGCACTGGTGATTGACCTGCCGGTGTAGTTGTCGGTTGCTGAGGAGCTTCTGGTTGTGGAGCTTGTGTGAACATCTTATCGAAGAATGGTAGGTCGAGCATACGTCCAGTCTCTTGGAATATGTACTCCCAGTCCGGTACTTTGCCGGTAGTTTGCTGGTACTGGTCGAGTGCGTTCGGCATCTGACCCATGAAGCTCCAGAAGTCCATCATAGATTTCATCTGTTGCTCACGTGTCTGCTTGGCAGTCGAGTTAGCCTTGAGGTTGAAGTTCGCTTCAATATCCTTAAAAGCGTCCGGCTTCAGTTTAAGTACCATCTGGTCGCCACTATCTGAGAATGTTATCTTAGCTTGCTTCTTTTTAGTCCACTTCTTGAAGATTTCAGCTAAGTCATCGTGTCCAGCTTCAATTAGTTCTTCAACTTCTGTGGAGAACATGTTTACTGGGATGTCGTCAGTGATAGTTGGAATGATTGAGTAAAATCCGTCAATCAGTTCAGTTAGTGCAGATTCGAGCATACCCCTGTCGAAGTTATCTCGTGTGCTCTCTCTCTCGGATATCATCTGAAGTGCCTGTGGTGTTTTACCAAAGCCTGGGTCTGAAGCACTCTCTCGGTTGCTCCTAGTGTCAGTAGTACCAGCAATCGACTGAATTGCACCTTTACTCATACCTTTGGCTGCTTGGTAGGTAGATAGTCCAGCTAGTGAGTTATCGAGTGTTTTAACTTCTGGTGTTCCGTTGAACTCCCAGATAGCAGATGGGTCGTTGCTCATAGTATGAGGTACAACTGTCTGCATATTAACTGCACGCTGTGGGAATAGGTTCACTTTAATACCCTGGAAGTAGAAGTTATCTAGTCCGTCGTTAGCAAACTGCATCGGCATTGAGCGTTGGAAGTCTCCGTTACCGTAGTAATCATCAACTTTAGGAATACATCGCTTGAGTACAAACGGAATACGTCCGTTCTTGTGAGGGTTCTTGATGTCTCGGATAACCATGTGTGAGTAGTCCGGCAGGAATGTAATCCAGTGTCCATCTTTACCTGATTCGTAGCGTGTAACTACTTCTACGTGGTTAGTACCCTCTTTAATCCTGTCTCGGTAGCCTTTAGTCTGACGTTCAGTGTCTGGTTCTTTTTTATTGTTCTCAATCTGGTGAATCACGCTCTTAATATTCTTCAGTTCCCAGTCGCCATCTTCATCTTCTTCATCAAGAATATCTTGGAAATATGACGGAGCTTTGTAGGATATAGCGTGAGCATAGTCCATGTCTGTAACAGAGGTAAAGCCAGCCTGTGGCACAAAGTTACGTGGATTCCATAGCCAACAGTCCGGTCCAATGTAGCCGGTGGTTTCATTGACGTTAATATCGTAGTGCATCGGCATCAAGTTGTACTGGCTAGAGCCGTACTGCCACATAAACATTTTAGTTACAAAATCGAACTGAGCATTTGCATTAGGGTAAATCCAGTTCTTTCGGAGTACATCTAGGAACATAGCCTTGCCGTAGTCCTTTTTACCAAAGGCAGTAGTCTCTCCATCTGGCATCTGTCCAGCTACACGTGCTGCACGCTCCAAATATATCGTTGCTGTCATGTTATCTGTTAATCCGTTGGTAGTTTTCCGACTTTCTGGGTCATACGGCTTCCCCATATCCATAGCTTCGTATGCATCATAATCAACTATCGCAGTATCGTGTATACCTAGGTCTGTTCGGTAGTCTTTTCGGAGCTGTCGCTCCTGCTTTGACATACTTTCTTCGTTATCGTCTTTTTTAGCCATTACTTGCTTTCTTTTTTATTTTCCAGTAGATGTTCATCTCTATTTTACCATCATACCGAAACTATTGAAGTTCTGCTTCTTAATTTCACGTTTTCGCTTGTCTGTTGTGCCATATTTCAAGTATAGACGTAAATATCGCAATCCGTCGGGGTGGTCGTCGTCTTTCTTGACTGGAATGTCCGAAACTGGTCTATCTTCTCGGATTTCTCGGTATCGGTAGTTCTCCATTTGATAAATAGTCATTTTTAGGTTCTCAGTGAAGTAAATATCGGGTTCTGGCTTGCCAGTTAGCTGTACTTTAGGCTTAATCATCGTTGCAAACAGCTGGATACCATCTGCGACAGAGTTTTGACGCTTCGGAGCAGGTATTATCGGTACAACGTAGCCAAATACCCCTGGTGCAGCCTTGCGTACCTGGTCTATAAGGTCTGGTCGAGCTGAATCACAAACAATACCAGTCAGTTTACGGTCTCCAATCTGGGTTTTAAGGGCTGAGAGACACTCATCTATCGGTATTTCTAGTCCATGTATCTCATTAGTTACGAACCAAGTTCCCATATTATCGATATTGACCACGTTTATCGCAGTTGGATGCCCCTCAGACCAACCAAAATCCCAAGTAGCGTACACAGTGCCGTTTTCCGGTATTCTTCGGTCAGTTTCACTAATCACGTGAGTTTCTCGGTCAAACCACTTGTAAACTGAACCAGCAGCAGTTCGGAATTGTAGTTCAACCTCCTGCATGAAGATATCGAGCTGCCCTTTATCCTCAGCTTCTTCTCGTTCAGCTTGAATCCAGGCAGGGTCTACTACTGGGTTGTCTCGCCAGGTAGCTTCTAAGTAGTACCAGCGTTTGTTCTTCGGCTGTTTAGCATACTCTAGTAGCTCCCACCAGTGGTTGTAACCCTTAGCCGTTCCCATAAATGCAGCCCAACCTTTGGTAGTTGTGAGGAAGTACTTGTAGACGGCTTCCCAGTTTACAGGGTCTTGGTCTTGGTACTCATCGAACACCATTCCGTTAGATTTAAGTCCACGGTCATCGTCAGCATAGTCTGAGCCTAGTAGCCGGATAGTCGAGCGTTTGTAGCTCCGGTCATGTTTGACTGCTTTCCACCCTGTATCTGGAATGAATATCGGCATCTTGATGTAGTTGAATGTTATTTCGAGGTCTTGAGCGTTGGTTTCATATATAAGGCTTTTCGGTATCATGTGCAGATATTGTTTCCACATGACTTGTTTGGCGTGCTTGTGCGTATTAAAAATAATATGATACGGACCTTGCTTGTAGGCGGCAGCCATTTCCAAGTGTTTCACCGACCAGAGCGATTTTCCAACCTGACGACCCCAAAATAGAGTACCCCTGTCATAACCATCGACTAAGAATGCTCGATGAGCTTCTGCCTGAGGCTTATGTGGTTTGTACTCTAAATTGGACGGCATCTAGGCTACTAAGATGGAATCTTTAAGCTGCCTACTCCGGAATCTCTCTTGATGCTATTTGCTGTGTCTGAACCTTTTTCTGAACCGATAACTGATTCAGTATCAAAGACTTCGACTAGCTTGCCATCAATTACCTGTTGAGTTGAGCGATTCTTGTGCTGTTCAATTTCCGGTGGTCGGAATAGACCAAGTAGCCACTGTTGCATTCGCCAGTAACGGATTTCATCCATCAACTTACGGAAGCCAACTTCGTCATCACCAAACTTGTCGATGATGCCTAGACGCTGTGCTGAAACACGTGTTGTCAGTTCATCTTCGTGCAACATGGTGCGTGCGACCAGTGCCATCTTACCGTTCTCTTCTCCGTTATCATCGTACAATCGTCTAAACAGTTCGAGTGTAAAGCGTGGCTCAGTATAGGTAATTCCGTACTTCTCGTAGGTTTCACCGGTAACTTCCCATCTGAATACGTAGTTATCTTTCATCGCAAATCGCTGGAGTGATGTTTCAGATAGTAGCCGGTCAGTAGGGTCTGGGTAGTAGTCTTTAGCGACTGGATACTTCATCTCCATACCCTGCACTCCTTGTTTGCCAACTCTTGCTCCTGCTATGTGAGCAGTAGTTTCAAGTTTGGCTTCAGCTGATGCGTTAGCTGCGTTCGGATTAGCGTTCGTTAGTTGAGCCATCTGCTTCTGCATATTAAGGATTATTTCTACCAGTTCATCTCTGTCTATCTCTGGAGCTTTGAGTTTGCTCTTAACTTCGCTACCGGTGTTTACTTCTTCAACTTCATCTTGTGTAGCTGGCTCTTGTAGTTGTGTAGCTTCTTTAGCTTCCCTAGCTGCTTTAGCTTTTCTGCGACCCTCTGCCATTTTTGCTTTTTGTTCTTCTGATAGTTTATGACCTTTTTTCGGCATTCTATTTCCAATCTATTGTTTTACTGTTTCCCACTATTTTTAAGGTGTCTATTTTCTTTAATATACCATAATCACTAATTAGAAGAAGCCGCCATTAGACTTGAGAGTTCATTCTGTGTAAGTTGCTTATCGACAATCGAGCCACCGACAGTAATTGCTAGTCCAGCTATCGTGAATGCGTTTCTGACTGATTCGAGCGTTACATCTAGGGGGTCAATAATTCCGCCTTTAACCATGTTAATCTCCTCACCGCTCAGTACATTCAAACCAAAGCCAACCTTGTCAGTATAGTTATCTTCTCCGTAACCCGAGTTCTCAAGCAACAGCCGGTATGGAGTTCTCAATACTGAATGAACTGCATCCTTTATGTCAGAACCAGAGTAGCCCTCGGCAATATCTCGGAGCGTTACGCCACCACCTGGTACAATCCCAGACTTCATCGCTGCTCGAACAGCTCCAACTGCATCATCCACTCGGTACTTCTTCTCAGCTACTTCAGTCTCAGACGTTCCTCCGATTCGAACAATACCAACCTTACCCTGTAGTTTCGCTATTCGTTGCTGAATCTCCTCCTTTTCATCTTTCTTGACATTAGTCAGTTGATTCTTCAAATCAGATACTCGCTGCTTAATATCTCCTCGACCACCAATTAGAACAGTCTCATCAAATCCAACTTTGGCGGTTTCGACTGCACCGACTGTTCCGAGTTCAAGTTTCTTCTGCCAGTCTCCGACAGAGGGTTCAACTACCGTCGCACCTGCAACTTGGGCTACGTCGTACAATATATCTTGCTGTCGGCTAGGTACTTTAATTGCAACAAACTGAGCATTGCCTTTAACAGTGTTCAGTACCATCGTATTCAGTGCTTCACTCTCAAAGTTCTCAGCTACTACCATAATATGGCGGATGCCAGCTTCAAACACTGGCTCAACTACATTCTTAAAATCCTCAAGTGTCTTAACTGTGCCGTTCACAACTAAAACAGCTGCATCTTCTAAAACAACCTGCCTAGCTCCAGCATCAGTTATAAAGTGGGGGGACTGGTATCCTCGGTTAAAAGTATAGCCAGCAACTACCTCAGTCTCATCCTCTAAAGTCTGTGATTCCTCAACAGTTACTGCTCCCTCGTAGGATATCTCCTGCATCAAGTCAGCTATCAGCGTGCCTAGCTCTTCACTACCAGCAGATACAGTAGCCACATTCTTCACTGAGTCGTGGCTCTTCTCAATAGTTATCGCTCTACTCCTAATATCATCAAGTATATCTGGCAGCACTTGTTCCAACTCTCTCCTAAGTACCATCGGGTTAGCTCCACCCTCAACCAGTTCAGCTAAATGTCGGAGCAGCCAGTACGCCAAAATAGTAACAGTAGTAGTTCCATCCCCTAGCTGGTCCATCTTCCGAGACGCTTCCTTAATCAACTCCACACCAATTGAGCGAGGGTCATCTTTCAAATCAATAGCCTTAGCAACCGTTACTCCATCGTGAGTAATCGAGAACTCTCCAAACTTATTCTTCACCAACACATTCCTACCTTTCGGTCCGAGTGTTGTTCCGACTGCATCTGCAATTAGCTCTGCTCCAGCGAGAACATTCTCCTGGGTTGTGTTTTCATCTGCAATTAGTTGATTCAACTTCATCTTATTCTTAGAGTGTACAAGCTTTTTTACTTTTTCTCAAAGAAGCTACTAA